TTTTTTTTCATATTGTTGTTTTAATTGTTAAGTTTTAACCAAGCAGCACCATCCCAGCCCCACCATCCTTTGGCTGTGAATGTTCCGTTGGTATTGGTTACGTAAATTATCAATCCCTCTGCAGGTGATGATATTGCGCTGCCTTGTGTTGCCGTCATTACAGGTGGAAGAAAACCCTGCGTTGTGCTTGTAACTGATAAGGCTGCTGATGCAGGAGCATAAGCGGTAGAACCTACGTTTAAGTTAGTCCTGATTTGAACTTTCCCATCTGTTCCTCTGAACTTCATCAATGAATCAAAACTGCTTGTTCCAAACCCAATAGCCATTTCCCTATCTGTATCACCCGACTTTAAATACCATCGCCATTTAATTCCGTTGCCTACATCAGTCATTGCATATTGCGCCGTTGATCCGTTTCCTGCTGCAAGCCACGTTTCAACCGTTCCGTTAGCACCTAACTGCCTTGTGTATAGACTTGTTATAGTTCCTGTCGTGTTTCCATCAAGGCTTATCCCTCCCCAGTTCTGTGTTGTTAGGCCTGATGATACTGCCGAAAATCCATACTTATTAGCAACGGCAACGGTAGTATTTACAAGCCCTGCGTAGGTTGAACTACTGCCATAGCTTGTGCCGGGCTGTACGTTTACAACTGAATTAAATGCGAAGTTATTAAGAGGCTGTGCTCCTGCTGCTACTTGGTTTGAAAAAATTGTACCGTTTAAAGCAAGCGAAATCTGTGTTGCGTTGTTTGCACTATCTTGATTTTTCAAAACAATATCACCTACACCTTTAAAGCCTGCTAATAATCTATTGATAGATGAAGAAAGCTGCGGTGTATCACTTGCTCCTCTCATTACATTCATGTTATCAATCTGCAAATTATAATTTGTATACCCTGTTAAATTATTCACGTAAGCAGATGCAAGCCTTCTTGATATTCCGTTTGTTGATTTAAATTCAGGCATAACACCGTGAAACTCGCTATGCCCAATTCCCCCTAACTGATACCATGTTTCGGTTCTTACGCCCCATGTAGCTTCATTTGCTAAAATTGGATTATTAAAGCCTCCGTTGTAACCAAAAATTAATCCTACTACGTTTGGTCTTCCATCTGCATTTACGCCCGGGTAACGCTGATACCCTAATCCGCTAAACATTGATGGTCTTCCTGTCGGGTAGCCTGTTTGCCCATAACCTTTCGGATAGATAGTAACAAATTGCTTTCCTTCATTTGCTGAAAGTGTATCAACAAAATTGATAGTCGTGTCGGTATTATTACCTATTGCTAAAGTCTGGTCAAGGTTTTGCGAACCACCACCACCCGAACCAACGCTATCGGTGAACTGATTAGTCCAAACTCCGTTTTTTAATGCGCTAACATTTACACCAATTCTTCTAAGCGAATCAATCCCATTTACACCTCCTGCACTTGAATTAAATGTGATGTTAGGATAAGTACCTGATAAACTCATGTTCGTTCCTGCTATTGGATTAAATTGTTCCGGAGCAGTTCCGCTTACTGCCGTCCATCTTACACCGTTACCTATGTACATCGTTGTGCCTTTTACAGCAATACCGGTCTTGTTTACAGTCGTATCGGAAGGAATACGAGCCACACTATCAGCCCACATTTGTTTCATCCTAATTCCAACGCCCTGATAAACTACAGGCGTTTGTGAAAAGGATCGAAAAGAAATTAAACTAAATAGCAGGAATAGCGCACGTGTCATAATCGTTTGCAGTTTTTAAAGTTGTTGTGAATTTTACGCCACTCAAATAATCTTCAAATTTTTCCATGATAACATCAAAGCTAACATTCTCATCTATCAGCCAATTATTAATCCAGCTTTGTTTTAACTTAGCTACAATGTCATTAGCTATCTCCACCTGATCACTTACTATGTCCACCTCAAACTCCCCATCCATTCCCGACCTGTCAAGAAACCAAAAGGAAAGATTAAATGTTTTATAACCCGGTTCTAAAACTCCCCCATCGATAGAAAACAAAGCGATAGGAAAATCAGGGCTTCCTTCCTGATAAATCCACTCCGTTGGCGTGTTGAACAACACCTTTCTTATCATCGGATGGCTTTCCAGTATTGCCTGAATGCTCTGCTTTACTTGTTTGTACGTCATTCGCTTTTTTTAAAACTAAATCAATAAAGATTTTCTTGTTCCCAAACTTTTGATATTTCTTCATAATTAAGTATAAACAAATTCAAACCTCTCTCCCGGTGATGCAATGTCCGGAAGCGTTACGGTATTAGCAACGATTTGTAATTTCATCGTGTCCGTGTTTATAGTTTCAACAACCTCCCTTACCCAGCCTGCTCGTGTTGCTATTAAGATAACCCTACCTTCAAGCGATGGCGCTGGATTGAAAGAAGCCTCTCCACCAATAGCCGTGTAAACACTCTTGCCAATTCTCTGAAGACTAACAACCGGTGCAGGTGATGTACTCTTACATTCCTTATCACCTTCCAGAAATATCGGGCACTCATAACCTAACGTAATTGGTTCAACAACATCCCATCCAGTGCCCGGACTGCTGTATTCAGAAAACAAGGTATAGTTTTGCCTAAGGTAATTTATTAAAGTCTGCTTGTAGCTTTCAGCGATGTCCTGATAATATGTTCCGATGTAGTCCAGTTCCTGCTTAGATGGGGCATTACTTTCTTCGGATGTTTTTTGTAATGCTCCCTTAGCATAGAACTGATATCCCATAGATACAGGCAGATAGCTTATTGTAGCCCATATCAAGCAGTCCGTAATGTAATTGTCAATTAAATTTACTTCGCTTGAATTTAGATTATTATCTTTCTTCCCCTGCTGTAGTCTTTTGTACAAAGTAGATCCAAGAGCCGGCATAAGAAAAATATCCTGTGCAACCTTAATCATTGGCCGTAATTGTTTACCGCCATCAATAGCTACGCTTATGCCTGTCCTTAGCTTAATAGTACTCTCGTCTATGAATAATACGTTCATTATAATTTTTTTAGAACTACGTTAGGCTTCCACTCATGTCGGCAAGAAACTGAATGTTCACCGTTAGGCATCGTCCACCATCCACCTGCTCTATCGAAAACAGAATAGCCAAGCCGCAAAGAAATATCCTGAATATCTTTTCTGCTGTAAAATCTATTGAGCTTCATCAACTTCTTACAAAATTCCCTTGATGGATGCGCTTCTGTATCTCTTTGACCGAAAGGTACTTCGCTTTTCCATTCATAAGAATACCTTATTAGAACTTGTATTTTAGTGTCCGCAATTTCACTCAACGGCTTTGTAAGTTTTCTAACTCCGTTGGATTCAGTTATCAGTTCCTTTGTCAATAAATCAGAAAGAACGGAATTGATAACATCAACATCTTTGCCTACCGTCTTTGCAATTTCTTCCGGTGTTGCGTTCTTGTTTTTTGAAATAACCCCCAACACGTCCAAGCCTAATTTATTTACTTCGGCAAAAGCTGACGGTAAAATTGTTTCTGAATCCAAATCATACTGGCGAAGTAAAATAAACTTACCTCTGTCCTCGCCATGTTCAGCAAAGTGATGTAATACGTCTTCGCTAAATTGCAACTCCTCACCTAAGAAGTCTGTAATGTCCTGCTCGCTTAATCCAAACCCCGAACGCAAAGAAGCCACTGCCATTTGCCTTGTTATCTTTCCTGAACCGTACTGGCGCACTATCCTTGTGATATTCTGAAACTGTCTACCGGTTAAGTTCTTTAGATTATCGTTTACCATTTCAGTAACTACATTACCGTTTGCATCAACCGGAGCAGCACCCGTAGTTCCTCCTGCCTTAGCAGGAAGTTTTACAAGCCCTCTAATCTCGTTTGGATCCATGCTTTCAAGAACCTTATTAGCCACTAACGGACTTAAAGAATTTATCGCATTTATGATAACGCTATCATCTACCGTTGCAGGATAGTCTTCTATATTCACGCCTAATTTATCAAGGAAGTATTTTTTTGGAAGCCCAAGCCCTGTGATTATTTCAGAAGTTAATTCAATCCCTATCGGCTCTGTCGGAATTATCTTTGCTTCTACCGGGATGCCTGACAATAAAAATAATCCGCTAAATGCTTCTTCGTGTATCTGCTGCCTTTCGTTTACATACGTGTTTTTAAATATCTCATAAGCATCTCTTAATTCACCTCTGCCGCCAAGCTGACCTTCTGTTTTAATTCCAAAAAGTGATGGGCTTGTTATCTTATGACTTGCGAAAATCTCTTGTTGAATTAATAAATTGATATTTGTGAAGTCTTCTTTTGTAAGCTGCGAAGTACCTAAATCAGTTACCGTTACTGCATTAGCCGGGTTCTTGTTAAATGCAACCATGAACTTTTTTCCCTCGCTGCCTGTAAATTTCTTTTCTAACGCTTTCTCAATTTCTCTTTTCTGCTCTAAAGATGGCTCGCCCTCATTAAAGTTTATTAGCTTACTGGCTACAAAGCCATCTTTAGCCATCCCCAGTACGTGCCTGCCCATTAGCCTATCAGCATCAATATAATTTAAAGCCTGATAATAAGACGGCAAAGGATAAACATCTGACTGATCTCCGATGCTCTTAACAAAAAGAACCTGCGAACCTTTCCTATCGTTCACATCGAATGCAGGATAATCCCTTTCCTTTAATTTATCCTTAGCAGAAATCTGCTTGTACATATCCCACTCATCTTTCACCCAGAATGTAGAATTATCATAATTCGTTCTTACCTTATGATACTTCAAATGATAGATACTTGCTATCGTTCCACCCTTGTTCCAAATTATTTGTAAGTAGTAACCGCCAAACTTCTCATAATCCAAAACACATTTTCTTAATAACTCGTTCCACGTTTCTGAATCATTTGGATTTTTATAATCTTTTATTTTTGCAAATCCATTTCCAAATATGTAAGTCGCTTTGCTTTGCACAATAGCACCGTGCTTTGGGCTTTCATTATACAAGTCGTTTAAATAAGTAGGGAAGGTATTCTTTTCACCAAAGTTTACAATGCCACTGCCTTTGCGTTCAGTAAACACAGGCTGTTCAGCCCTCGCAAATGATACCTGTATTAGATTGTAATCTATCATACTACAAATGTGTTATCCTGACCATCGTATTCA